TGCTGTAAAATCTATTTCTCCTGTTTCATAATTAATTCTACCTGAGCCTGCTCCAACTAAATTACCATGCCCATCATCATACATAAAAGCAGCCTTGTTTTTAGTAGAATCATAAGTTACTCTATCATATATAACATCATCAGGAAGCTTTGCTGCTACAGCACCCTGCACATTTGCTACGGCAGGTATTCTTCCAGCTGCCCATAAATCAGTATCACCACCACTAGAATCTCCCAATGCTATTGCAGAAGAAGAAAGACTTGAACCTGAAGTAAATCTTATATCTCCATTAACTATTCCAACTGAAACAGCTTTTTCAAATAGATTACTTCCTACCGTTCTATATTGAGTTGCAAAAACATCGTTTATTTTATTTAGCAATCCATTTTTACCACCAAAATTTAAATTAGATGAATCAGTAGTAATATCTACATCATAAGCAGAGCCTCCATCTACTGCTATAGTAAATTGGTAAGCAGTTGAAGCTGTTAATCCTGTGTGTGTACTTGGAGTTATACCAGACAATCCTAATTCTTGATATCCTGAAGAATAAAATTTAATAGCAACAGAACCTGATTGTATTCCATCAGCTATAGCATCTTCAGTTCTTCCATATCCAAAAAAGTTTTTAGCTCCAAATTTACCATCTTTATTTGTTTGAGATACTGAATATTTATTATATTTATTATAGGTATTAAAAAATGGAAGTCTTACATCTTGAGAATCAGTATGGGTTGCTGCAGTAGAACCATAAACTCCTCTTTTAACAGTTAGAGTTCCATTTCCATCAGCAGCACTAATTGCATCAACCTCCATAATTTCATCTTCAACTCTAATTAAATCACCTACTTTATAAAAAGCACAGTCATCTACATCAACATCTGTTTCACTTCCATCTAGAGCTTCATTTAACCCTGCTGCATCTAAAACTGTATACATATTTGAATCAGGAGCTGTATTATCTATTGCTGTAGCATTTGCTGCTGAAGCATCTGCATTATATCCTATTATTCTTCCATGTGGCAAATAAAAGAACTCTCCTGCAGCCAATAGTATAGATACATATCTATTTACTGTTGCACCTCCACCCATATCTACAGAGTTAGCATCATCTGTATTTGAATTATTCTTCCATTCTTGAAATACTAACTGAACTTCAGCCGCACAGCTTCCTGTATTTTCTATAATGAATGATTTTATAGAGGGAACTGTAGATGCTCCTTTAGTTGAACTTACAGATAAAATATTAATAAATCCATCTGTATTATCTACCTCCTGCACATTTTCATATACTTGGGAATAACCCTTAGACATATTATAAGTATTCCCATTCAATGTTAAATTTGTAATTAAATTTGCCATCTTTTTACCTTTCTTACCTTAAATGATATTTTACACTTAGCTGAACAGATACATCATCTGTCCCGCCAACATTTTCTACAAATGCAATTATAACTTTTCCACTATCAACATTTGCTGTGTTAATTGTTAATGTTCCATTAGAAGCTCTATCATCACCAATAGTTATAGGACTTAAACTATCTGAAGCAGAACCTGTTTGAGCTAAGACAGCTCCACTAGATAAATCTCCTGCAGTAGAGCCTGAACCTGTAACAACAGAATAAGACATTAAATGTAGATTTGCTGTAGTTGAGCCATCTGCTGTCATAACATAATTTATTTGCTCTAATGTTATATTTGATTGCAAAACCCAGACAACAGGTGAATAAGTTTTAGCTGCCGAAGCAACAGTTAAACTTGTAACAGGGTT